GGGTCATTTTCTAATATTTTTTTTAAATCATCAGCACCACTTTTACCTAATTTCCGTAAAGCTCTAATAACTACTTCACTTGTAAGTTTTCCTTGTGCAGCTAATTCTTTTAATTCACCAGTAGATACATTTAATTCGTCTGCTAGTGGTTTCAAAATTAATGGTACTTGTTCGGAAACACTTCTAAATTCATCGCCTGCTAAACGTCCAGAGCCTAATGCTTGTGCTAATTGCCTAAAAGCGTTAGATGCCTCAATAGCTGATGCTCCTCCTAATTTTGCTGCTGTATTAAAACCTATAAAAGTAGTTTCAATGTCTTGTAAACTAACACCTAATGGTAATAATCTTGCCGTTATGTTTGTAACTCCATCTAATGCCTCAGTTGCACTTATACCAAATAATTCTTGACCCTTTGTAGCTATTTTTTGTGCATCAGAAAATTGACCAGTTGCCTCTGTTAATAATTTCAAACGTAATTCTAATTTTTGAAAATTAGCCGCAGTTGCAACTGATCTTCTTCCAAATTCAACTAATCCAACAGCAGCAACAACTTTTGCTAAACCTTTAAAGCCTCTTGTAATACCTTTATTTCTTTTTTCTAATACATTAAAAGACCTACTTAATTTTTTACTTGCATCATTTACTTTTTTTAGCTTACTACTGGCTTTGTCAACGACATCAATAACAACACTAGCAAAAGCCATAAATACTTTTTTTTATTAGTTTACACTTATTTCTTAATTTTATCTAATTCTTCTTTTTCATATTCATTTTTTACCTCATAATAGGCAGCCCAATACAAAAACTCGGCTTGTGATAACTCCTGACGTAGCCTGCTCACTGTCATTTTTAATTCTGTTGCTAGGAAAAACTCAAAATAAAGCCAGCTATCCCCCTTTATTCTTTTTTTGCATCGTCTATTTCAATCTCACCGCCAAGTTCAAATAAAAATAATTCAATATCATTTAAAACTTTTTCTGGTAATTCTCTTTGCAAACGTACAACATCACCACTTCCAAAAGCTTTTTCACCATTTTCTTTTTCTGCCATGTGGCAAAGCATTTGGGTTGAAACTCTTAAAGCATCATCACTGCCTGCTAATGCTTGAACCCTTGTCCTGTCCGATCTTGTTATTGGTTTAAAATATAAATCAATAATTGGTTCATTATTTGCATTTTTCAATGTAAATTTACGTCTTTCATTTAAATCAAATGCACCAATAATAAGATCAACTGCTCTTTTTTCAGCCATAAATTAAACCGCAAAAGTAATAGGACCTGATACCTGGAAACTTACAGTTTGAGTTGTTAATTCTCCAACAGTAGAAGCAGCTCCAACACCATTAACAATTCCATTAAAAGAATATTTTTTAGCACCTGATTCGTCTAAAAATAAATTAAATGATGCATCAGCTGGATCTTCACTAGTATTTATATCTGCAAGTAATTCAGCAACGGCATCGCCACTTGTAGCTGTATATTGTACCTCTACAGTGCCAGTTGCACTTTTTAGACTACCAACATATTTCCTAGAAGTATCGCCATGAGCTGTACATTCAAGTGTGTCTTTAGTCATGTCTAAAGTCCAAGATGTTGTACCAACAACTGCACTTACAGAGCCAGAACCATTATCAAAATGTACTGCTCCTTCTTCTCCACGAACGTTTGCCATAACAAAAAAAGAAATTTAATTATAGTTTATCCTTTTTTTTGTTTTTTTTCTACTGAACATAAATTTTTACGTTTTAAAGCTGACTCACAACGGTTATCCCATAGTTTTGGGTTACGTTTGCCTTTTACTTGTTCAATAATGTCAAGCATTTCATCAGTCATTTCAATCATAAATTTTCGTAAGTTTCAAAAGCTATAGACATTACACTTTGAACGAAACCCTCTGGACTTGCATTTTCTAAAACAGCAGGACCAGTTGGAGGTTCAAAATAAATGTCGTTAAGAATTACTCTATTGTATAAATCTCTTATTCTTTTGGCTAGTGTTAAATTATTACCAAGACCTACTCCTACTTTTGTAAAAATATTAAAAGTTATAATACCGGTTTGACTATTAGTACTATTATTCGTACCTCCTAAAGTAATATAATTACTACCCGTAAATTCAATTAAACACTGTATAAAATCGTTATTAGCAGTAGGTTTAAAAGGTTGATTACCAAAAACAACTGTAATAGCAGGATTATTTGCCATTTCAGTAGCTAATCTAGCTTCTATATTTTGTCTTACTGTATTTAAATTAAGTTGAGCCATTAATTTTTACTTTTAGCTTTTTTTACAATTCTAGCTACAGCTGCAACTTCTTTTAATGGCCACCCTGCTGTTCTATTACTATCTTTAGACCTAAATTTATTATTCCATGACGGAGGTGTATTAGTTCCAAAACAAACTGCTTCAGCATAAGGTAAAGGATTAATTAAACTATAAGTATTGCCAGTTTTTTCTTTTTGATAATTTAATTTTAAGGGAGGAATTATTGTATTTTTGCTTGTTGTAAATGGTCCGCCCTGTATAGGTGCTGATCTTTTATTTTGTGCTAATTGCCAATTCATACGAAAACGTCCGGTATCTACAGGAGAAGCTTGTTTTATTCGTGAATCTAATGTTAAAACAGCAAGTCGTAATAAATTTTCATGTTCTTCTTTAAAAAAATTTCCTATATTACTTATTTCTATTCTTTTCATTGTCTTAAATATAAATTATATTTGATTTCTTGATTATCATTTTCAGTTTTTAATATTCTTATTATTTGATAATTAATATTTACTATAGTAACTCTATCTTGTGTAGTAGGTACAAAAGTTAAATCTAATGCTGCTATAGAACAAATTTTATCAGTTTCTTTTATTAAATCATTTATTTCTCTTTCGTTTACATTTTGCAAGACTGCTTTTACAGTTTCACTTGTTATACTTTCACTTATTGTCCCATCAGTTGTATTATATACACCATTATTAATTTTTTGAACAGTAACATTACCTCCAAATTTTCCTAAAACTTTTGAAGATATTTTTCTAAAACCTTTAGAAATTCTAGACATTATAATCTATATGCAATAACAGAACCGCTTGAAAGTTCAAAAGCTGTTATTACTCCACAAATTTCACAACTAGCGTCTAATTTAATTGTGGTACTTGCACCATCAATGTTTTGAGCAGTTATAGATGCAAAAACTGTATCTTCATTTGCCTGGATTTTTCCAAAACGTCCTGTATGTGAATTTGTATCTTTGACAATTTTGGCTGATGGAAATTCGTACATAATTAGCTCCTCCTTACGGCTATAGTTGCAGGCCCACTTATACGTATGCCTGTTAGGTATTGTTCTATTATAGGCGGTATTCTGTTTGAACCAACAGCACCATAAAATCTTGGTTTTACATTTAAATCACCAATTGATACTTCATTAAAATCTTCAAAACCACTTAAATCAAGTCCGTCTTTATTATTATTTAAATAAACTGCTAAATGAATTTGAGCATGTTTAACTCTATCTGGAATTTCATTATCAGCATAAAAAGCAGGCTGTAAATTACTCGGATAAAGAGCATTATAAGTACTCGTATATGTATAAGGTTTTTTAACACCAGATCGCGGCCATTCAAGTGCTTGTGCTTCATTAGTTCTAGCACCTAAAAATCTTTCTCTATCAATTCTTTGAGCAGCACTAAAAAGCGCACGGTTTTTTTGATCTGTAGTACTTGTACCCCATGCAACTATATCATCATTTTCAACTAGTCCATCAATAAATTCTTGTGCTTGAGCAAGAGTTAAATAACTATTTGCTGTTGCGCTTCCTGGTGTTTCGACTATTGTTATTGCCATTAGATTTTTTTTGTTTAGGCTTTGTTTCTAATTTTTTTAAAGATTGAGAAGCTACCTTTAAAGCAGCTTCCCTTTCTTTAGCTAATCTAAAAGTAGCTATGCCCATTATTTTCTGAAAGCACTTACAGCTGTACTACTTGTAACTCTAAAAATAAAAGTTCCTGAAGTATCAGCAGCAATGTCCGGTTCGCCAACAATAGTAACATTTGTACCGGCAGTAAGTGTAAACTTATGAGTTGATGCTGCTTTATTAACAACAGTTAATTCAAAAGTTTGACCTACTTTATTTTGTACTCCTAAAGCAGTTAATATTTCAGCTGCAGTAGGTGTAGTAATAGTTCTATTACCAGTTGGTGTACCATCAACAATACCTTCAATAAGTTCAGCAGTTGTTAATGTATGAGCTCCATTTTCAGTCTTTATAACTTTTGTTTTAGTTAATTGACCAAAAGGAGGATTTTGTAATTCGAAAATACTAGCCATTGTTAATCAAGTGGTGAAGTTACTGTTGCCCTTACAATACCAATATTTTTGGTTTCATAAACTTTAGCCCAGTTAGATGCTACTTCTAATTGAGTACGGGTTGGGTTTGTAGTAGTTACAGCCCATTTAATACCAATAGGATGGTAAATATAAGCATGCTTAAATGAAACTACATCTTCAAAAGCAAGTACATCTTCATCAACTTTTGTTATTAAAGCAGATTGCTCTCCAGTTGCTACGCTTCCCTGAGAGAAAAAATACACAGCATATTCAGTTGAAGCACCTGATCCAGATTTTGGAATATCATCTGAAACAATAATATTCATACCCATAAATTGAGGAACTGAAACATCGCCAAATGCACCGGCAGAAGAACCACCAAAAGCATTAATAGTACTTGCTCCAGTAGCAGCAGTACTTAATCTTGCTTCAGTATTTGTTACATAATCAAGAGCCTTACGTTCTTTTAATGCATAAAATACTTTTGAATGCATTGCAATTGTTGTTAGTTTATCTCCTTGATCTCCTAAAAGAGATTGAGCTTTTGCAACAGTACCAGCACCTAATGCGGTAGGTGTATCACCAGATTCAGAATCAATAGTTAAATCAAATAAAGCAGAAGAACTTGAATTAGCTGTCAAAGAACCAAATGCACCCTGTAAACAACTATACAAATCTTTTTGTTTTTCATTGTTTATGTAAGCACCTAATTTTTGTCTTATAGCAGCTATAGGATCAGGTGAATTAGAACCAATTTTTTGACCAGCTAATTGTCTTGCAGAAAAAGCATCGCCTGAAGTTAAAACAACTCCAATTTGGCTATTCTGTTCAATTTTATTCGGTGTTAAAGATGAACTATCATCTAATCTTGAATAGTTTCCTTGTAAGTTCGCTTTATAAAAAGGTATGTTGACGAAATTTCCGCCATTTGTTGAACTTAAATTTAATTGTGGTAAAGGTGCTAATACGCCACTTTGAAGAAAGCTATCTCTTAAAGTAGTTTCTTCAATGATGCTATCCGCAAAAACCTCAGGCACAATAATATCGGCTAAAGTAGTTGCCATTTTAAATAATTAAAAAATTTACTAATTTGAGCACAGCTCTCTAAATTTCAGCACAGCCTCAATTTAGCTTTAGAAAATCAGCACAGCCAATTTTTGTATTAACCAAACTATAACTTATTTATTGTTATTTGTAATCTTTAGCAGATTTTTTAGCTGCTAACCAAGCTTCTCTTCCATATTTTTGATGAATTTCATGTGCAGCAGTATCTTCACCTCTAGCTAATCTTTTAAGTAAATTAGCATCAATACCTGCAATTGATCCAGAACTTTCAGTTTTTCCAATAGGTGCTCCACTTCCAATTGGTTGTTGATTTTTTAAAGCCCAAGTTTGAACTTTCTCTTTAACAGCTTCTTGAATGGGTTTTGTAGTAAATCCGTCATCAGAAAGATATAATACAGAACCATCTTTTTGAACCTGTATTTTTTCTCTATCTAATTTTGCCATTGCATAATCAGGGTCATGTACTATTTCAGATAATGCACTTACAGCCGGTGTAACTAATTTTAATTCTTTTAATTCATTTTTTAAAGATAATATTTCTTCATCTTTTTTTTCAATAGCTTCTTTAAATTGAATTTCTCTTTTATTAAGTGCTTCAGAATATTGTCCTTTTTCTTCTAATCTTTCTTGTTCAACTTTTTGTTTAAATTCAATTAATGCTTGAACATCTGTACCTTCAGGTAAAGTTGATAGATTTTTTTGAATAGATGCATATTGTTGTTTTTCTTCAATTACTTCTCTATTTTTTTGTTTTAAAAGTTCAATTTCTT